GCCTTAAGCCTTTCTGAAAGGGGGTTTAATTGGCTATTTCAAACACCGGCGTGGGTTCCAGGCATTCTGGCATTAGCGTTGACAATATTTCTTGTTTGGTACTCGTGGCCATCGCCCTTGCTGAGCTACGACGACAAAACTGGACACGATGATCATGAGTCGGGAGCGGACGGCTACGAGAAGATTTCTACAACTCCCGACGATCCTGTCGAAGCGGACAAGCACGAGAGAATTGAGCTTTTCATCATCAAGTTTGTTCTTTCCGCCTGCTACGACCAATTTCGCCTTCAGGAAATAATTCTACATAAGTGGTTTGATGATGAATTGGCCGTTTCATTGGCAAAAACCGGCCTTCACAAGGACTGGGCACATTGGGAGTTTAACGAGTCATTTGAAAAACTCTCTACATTAGGCGGGAGCCCAATGTCAGACCTTTCTACCGAGGAAATGATCGAGCACTTGGTAAAATTGGAAAAAGGGCCATACCAAAAACTTTGCCACCGCGGCGATGAGCTAGCGAAACGGGCAGGCATCAATGTTTTTCAGGACGATGATCTAGCGCCGCTGTGGGAAAAATGGCGAGAAAGCCACAACGCGTTAGTGCTCGAATATGACGAACTGAAGTGTGAATCGCGGTTTGGGACTCCGCTTTATAGGCCACAGAAAGAAAGCCGATGGGGCGGCATTGTCGAAGCGCCAAGTGAAGCCGCACGGAATCCTCAACCTGAAGGATCAACGGGCAGCCAATGGCCCAATACCTCTGACTACGACCTCCCAATCAAACTGAAGGTCATTGACGAACTTCTCGATATTGTCGGGTCCGAAAAACAATGGGAGCAGCTATTCCGCAAGGGTGATCGCATGGCAATGCATTGGAAAAAACACTTCGAGGAGGATGGTCCTAAAAAGTTTGAAACGGATTTGGAGGCTTATCGGCAGGAGTGCGAGACGATGCTTCAAAAAATTGGTCGAATTCGCCAGGACAACGAGAGGTACCAAGACATTTGGACCATTACAGGCATTAAACACAATTCTAGTATTACCAAAGAATTGCGCGACTTTATGGAGGCAATCAGAAACGTTGGCGACCCACCGAGCGGGAATTTCGATTTCTTCATTACTCCGTTTGCAAACAGGCTTCGTGATGATTTGAAGGAGTTTGGCAAATGGCGGTTTAAGCTGGAGAAGGCTTTATTCGAGCGCCGAAAACAGCTTTCCAGCTAGTTGACCTCCAACCGCAATGACGTGCAACCAATTGCTACCAGACATTGCACGAACAATGCTGCGGTAAACCCGCTGCGGCTAATCTTATTGTTAATGTTCTTCTCGGACTCGTTGATGCCTATTTCCTGAAGTCATTCGGCGAGCTGCTTATACTCGCCCTCATAGGCGACATCGCGCACCAGCCGTTTCCGCCTCCGGCCCGGGGGCGGGGTACGTTAGGTTCTTCCGCGGCCTCGGCGATGGGGGTAATTCGAACCCCGATGCGCGACTAGCTGTGCGGTTTTCGATGTGTCCGCAGGTACGCACCCGTGATCGACGGAGCCCTACAAAAACAGCGTTGAGAGGAATCGGATCGGGTCGGCCGCGGTGTATTCGTGGCGCATGCCGGCGAAAAAGAAATCTGACCCGGGCCTGTCGATCCGCGCCTACGCGAAGGAGCGCGGCTGCAGCGATCGCGCGGTAAGGAACGCCATCAAAGACGGGCGTCTGTTGAAGTCGATTGGCAAGCACGCCGGGCAGGTTCGAATCATCGACCCGGATCTCGCCGACCGCGAGTGGGCGGAGAATACCCTGCACGATCGCGTGCCGTTGCACGTGCTGCGCAAGCGCGAGGAACTGGCGGGGAAGAAGCCGCTACCGCATCACGCGCGGGCGGCAGCAGGCGCCGCCAAGGCGCGGAAGGCGATGGCGGCGGCGGTCGCCGGCGGCGACGAGCTGGCCGACATGCCCTCGGCGAAGGAAGGCGACACCCTCCTGCGCGCCGATGCGATCAAGAAGACCTGGGAGGCGAAGTGGCAGGAGCTGCGCGTCCGTGAGCGCATGGGCGAGCTGGTCGAGCACGCGGCGATGACACAGCGCTTCGCCGACATCGCCGTCAACACGCGCACGAAGCTGCTCGGCATTCCCAACAAGTTCCGCCAGCGCGTCCCGACGCTGAAGCGGAAAGAGATCGTCCTCCTCGAGAACATGATCCGCGAGGCGCTCGAGGAGCTGGCGGACGACCGATGATCCCCTCCGCCGTCGCCGATGCCTGCCGCCTGCAGGTCCTCTCCTATTTCCGGCCGCCGCCGCGGCTGAGCCTGTCGGAATGGGCCGACAAGCACTACTACCTCTCGGCCGAAAGCGGCGTCGCCGAGCCGGGCCGGTGGCACACGCGGCCGTACCAGAAGGAGATTATGGACGCGATCACCGACCCCGAGGTCGACCGCGTCACTATCAAGAAATCCTCCCGGGTCGGCTATACCAAGATCATCAACGCCGCCGCCGGCTACTTCATGCACCAGGCGCCCTGCGCCCAGATGATCGTCCAGCCGACGATCGACGAAGCGGAGGGCTACTCGAAAGACGAAATCGCGCCGATGCTGTGCGACGTCGAGGTCCTCACCGACCTGGTCAAGGCCGAGGCGGTGCGCGACACGAAAAACACGATCCTGCGCAAGATTTTCCCGGGCGGCTCGCTGACGATGGTCGGCGCGAACAGTCCGCGCGGCTTCCGCCGGGTCGGCCGCAAGGTCGTGATGTTCGACGAGGTCGACGGCTATCCCGACAGCGCCGGATCGGAGGGCGACCCGATCGAGCTGGGAATCAACCGGACGCTCGACTTCTGGGACCGCAAGATCGTGATCGGCTCGACGCCGGTGAAGGCGGGCGGCCGCGTCGACTTCCATTTCGAGGCCGGCGACCAGCGCTTCTACCACGTCCCCTGCATCAGCTGCGGCCACATGCAGATCCTGCGGTTCCCGCGGTTCCACTGGCCGACCGGCAAGCCGGAGCTCGCTGTCTACATCTGCGAGGCCTGCTCCTTCGAAATCGAGTACCGGCACCAGCGCGACATGGTCGAGGCCGGGCGCTGGGTTCCGACCGAAGCGTTCCGCGGCCACAAATCGTTTCATATCTGGGCCGCCTACAGCTACCTGCCCAATGCGACCTGGGGCCATATCGCGAAAGAGTTCGTCGAGGCCGACGCGCGCGGCATCGAGAAGCTGCAGGTCTTCACCAATACCTGGCTGGGCGAGGGCTGGGTCCAGAAAGGCGACGCGCCGGAGTGGGAGCGCCTGTACCAGCGCCGCGAATCCTACCCGATCGGCACAGTGCCGGCCGGCGCAGCGTTCACGGTCTGCGGCGTCGACGTGCAGAAGGGCTATCTCGTCTTCGAGGTGGTCGCCTACGGGCCCGGCAAGGAGAGCTGGTCGATCGACGCCGGCGAGATCCCCGGCGACACCGCGGAGCCTGGCGTCTGGCGCGTGCTCGATTCGCTGCTCAATCGGACCTTCCCGTCCGAGGACGGCCGCGAAATGCATATCCGCATGATGGCGGTCGACGCCGGCTACGACACGATGAACGTGATCGCCTGGTGCCGGAAGCATCCGATGGACCGGGTCATGGCGGTGCGCGGCCGCGGCGCGTTTCCGACGCTTCTCGGCAGCCCGCAGCGGATCGACGTCACCGTCCGCGGCCGCCGGCTCAAACGCGGTTACCGGTACTGGCCGGTGGGCGGCAACATGGCCAAATCGGAGCTGTACGGCTGGCTCCGGCTCGACCCGCCGACCGAGGAGAGCGGCGAGGCCTTCCCGCCGGGATACTGCCACCACCCGGAGTACGGCGCGGACTATTTCAAGCAATTGACGGCCGAACAATTGCAAATTCATCGGAAAAAAACCGGTTTTGTGACGCTTGAGTGGGAAATCATCCCGGGCCGCGAGAATCATTATTTGGAGGCCCGGGTCTATGCTCGCGCCGCCGCGGCGCTGGTCGGCATGGACCGATTCTCCGACGCGGACTGGGCGCGCCTCATGGGGACACCCGAGCCCGCCCCGTCCAAGTCAGAGGCGGTTCCGGCGAAA